TTACTCATTTTCCCCTGCCTTTAAAAACTTCGCTAAATCGGGTTTGAAGTAATTTTCGCCTTTTACGATTTCCCAGTTTTCGGGCAAATCTACAAGATCGCCGTCAATATTCTTATCAATGGCATCACATACATAAAATTCTTGTGAAATCTGCTCTGCTTGTGCCGAGTTGCAAGACAACGTCTGCATCATTTCAGCAACTTCTTCAAAATGCGCCCCGATTTGGGTTGCCTTATCTTTTTCTGTTGGATTTGGTTTTGCCGCTTTGAACCAATCAATCACTTTTTCAATATTCATTTTCATGCTCCTATTTGTACGGTGTATTCTTTTCGGTCGTGCGGCTTGTTTTGGTTTACCGCCTGCGCTTGGTAGTAGGCGCATAAACCGTCCGCGCTTGGATAGGTCAAGACGTTGATTTGCTCGACCTTGTAAACCGAGCCGTCTTGCGTCGTAAATTCCTGCCCGATTTTGTACGGGCAACCGTGTTTTTCTGGGTTATCTTTCAGGTCGTCTAAAAGCTCGCCCCGTTTTCTGTTGAGATAATCTATCGCCGTTGATAGCTGGCGCAGGTCGTCTGAAATGTTCATTGCATTTTCCTTAAACCAATTCGAATTTATCTATAAACTCTTCCAAAGGGCGGACGAAAACCATTTCTGTGTCAACATATGCCTTTTTATAAATAGCCATGTCGGTCAAATCAGATTCCAGCTTTGCCACTCCTAAAAGCGTGTATTCCCCACCTTTGTAATGGCGGTAAATCGCATACTTTCTCAACGGCATTTTTTCTTTTTCGGGGTTCATTTCATCTGCCCTTTCTGATATTCGTTTATCTGTACCGCCCCTTTCGGGATTCCTGATAGCTCGATAGCCATGACGACGACGGCGATCAGGATTGCTGCGATTATGTCTTTCATATGATTTCCGCCCGAACCAAATCCTTGCGGAATTGGTTGTAATTAATAAGGCTGATTCCCGTGTTTTCCTCGAACGGAATCAGGATTTTTGCCATTGCAACACGCACAAAATCTGACAATCGGTCGAAGCTGCCAAGCGTCTTATAGTCGTCATGGCGAAGTTAGGGGATTGTGTTTGCCGGTTCTATATCGTTGTTGCATTCGGCAATGCGGTAAAAATGCCATGCCGCATTTAATACCTCTTCGCGCAACACGTTTTCTTTCTCGCCGATGTCTTTTGCGATGGTGCGTATCGATTTGCCGTTGATGATGTCGAACAGGGCTTGGATATAGCGTTTCGGGCGGTTGTACAGGCTGGCGGTATACAGGGCGATTTGCACGCTCGCACAATAAAAACCGACTTTATCGATGGTCTTTTCAGGTACGACCTCGTCGTATGCTTCGCAATATTGAATCAGCTTCAACAATGGCTTCAGGATTTCGCGCCGTTGGTTCGGTGACAGGTCGTCTGAATCATTACCGCGTAGGCTCTCGATTACTGCCTGCGCTTCATTGGTCGTCTTACTTAATTCACTGTCGGCATAGATGCAGGCGACGACACGCATTGCGCGGATAAGTTTTTCAAACACGGTTACGCTGATTCGGTCATAACCGTAAACCAGCACTTCATAGTGCATAAGGTTTTTGATGTTTTCGGTCAGTTGCGCGTCAAGGTTTTGCGGTTCGCCTTTCTGCATTGCCATCTTGTTCATCGCGTGAATTGTGGCGATGTTTGCCAACTTGTTACGGTCAGCGCGTTTGTTGCCGATATTCTCGCGGGCGTATTTTTTAACGGCTGATTCTTTCTTCGCCGCACGTTTTGCGGCCATCATTTGGCTTGCCGTCGGTCTTGCTGCTACTGTTTGCATTTTGTTTCCTCGCTTTGCCGTCCTCTCAACGGCTCGGGCGTTTGGCTGCCTGCCTGTGGGGTTAGTTGTCTGTCGGTAATTGCATTGCCGCGTCTATCGCGTCGCGCATATTGTCGAGATGTTTTTCAACACATTCGCGCGGGAGTAATACGCTGCCTATTTTGTTGTGCTTGTCTGCCAGCCAATCAAGGCGCACGGTGTCAGGGTGTGGGATAAGCTCCAAGTTTTCACTAGAACAGTGATGTAACCAATCCTCTCCTTCGAAGGCTACGATAATTTTGTTTTGGCCACGATTGCGGGTGGAAGCTACAAAGCCTCTTAATTTGCTTTCTGGCGACTTGTAGCGCACGCGGTCGCCGAATTTGAATTGTTGCGTCATTTTTCGCTCCTAAAAGGGGATGTCGTCCGATTCATCATTACCATCAACGGGCGCAGCATGCGCGGCGGGGGCTTGACGACTTGGCGGCGTTGGCGTTTCTGCTTGCGCCTGTTGATCACTGTTTACGCCGCCCAGCATCTTCATTTCGTTTACGATGATGTCGTATGCCGTGCGTTCGATGCCGTCTTTGCCCTGATATTTGCGGGTCTGAATCTTGCCCTCAAGGTAAACTTGGCTACCTTTCTTCAGGTATTGCCCAGCGATTTCAGCAAGGCGACGATACATGGTGATGTTATGCCATTCGGTGCGTTCTACACGCTGGCCGTTGCGGTCGTTCCATGTTTCGCTCGTGGCGACGCTGAAATTACAAACCACCTCGCCATTTGGCATATAGCGGACTTCAGGGTCTTTGCCCAGTCGCCCGATTAAAATTACTTTATTCAATGACATTTTGTGATTCCTTGTTTTGATTGATTTTTTCATCAATCGCTTGTCTAAAATTTATGATTGAAACGTGTTTGTCGAACGTTCTTTTTGTGGTAAAAAAGTCCATTCCATTTTTAAAAAGCCACTCCAGCCGTTCTGCCTCCAGCTTTGCGCCAGCAACGAACAAGGAAAATTGCAAATTTGTCTCTGTATTTTTGTAATTAAGGAATCCGTCGCGCAAAGGATGGATCGTCTCCTCTTCTTCAGTTAGGCAAAAATAGTCAAGGTCTTCGTCTGTAAAACCCTTGCTGCGCATAACCTCTTCAAATTTTTCACGGTAATTATTTACTGCGACATCATTCATTTTTTCTTCCTTTTAAAACTGTTTTGACAGGCTTCCAGACGACCTTTCCGTCTATCTCCTGCGCCTGCCTGATTCCGACGATGTGGATGTCGGGATTACCCGCAAACAGCCTGATAAATTCCTCCGCCGTCTCAATCGACGAATATTCAGGGCTGATTTGGTAGCGGGCGTTGCTTAACCGCTTCCATTTACGGGTGTCCTCGTACCACTTCGACTGCTTTTTGTCATATACAAGCCGCCGCCGTTTCTCTTCTTCGGGACGGCTTTTTGCCAAACACTGCGGACATGACGGCTCCTTACAGGGCGTTGATTTCTGCCTTTTGCTCGTCGGTCAGGTTGTAGTTTTCCAATACTTCGGCAACCTCTTTCACGCCTGTTGATACGGCGTTAACCAATGTTTCAAACAGTTCTTCGCTTACCGTTTGTTTGGGTGCTTCTTCCTCTGGTTCAGGATTGGCTTTCTCGTCGGGCTGCGCTTCGACCATTGCGTTCAAATCCTGCGCGCTTGACTTCTTGATTTCTTGGATTGCGAACCAGTCAGACGGCTTGCTCATGCCGTCTTTCAGGCTGGTGTAGATTTTTCGCAATTCGACAATCTGCGCGGGTCGGATGGCTTCAAGGCGGCATTGATAACGGTCTTGGATGTTTTCGGCGGTGATTCCGAATTTCTCCATCGTAGCCGTCAGTTTGCGGATGGTCTCTTTAATCTCTTCAGGCGTTGCCCCTACGCTCGCCGCCTGCGTGATTGAACATTGCGCCAAAGCTGCCTCCACAATATCGCCAGGAATCACACTCAAGATACAGGCGCGTAATCGTCGGCTGCCCTGATTCGCTACCATCTCGTAGATGTCGCGCGGGTCGGTAAGCGTTTTCGCGCCGCCTTTTGACACGCGTTTATGTACGACCTGAAAAACCTTTGCTTGTCGGACGTTGGTTTCTAAGTCCCATGCGTAGGCTTCAACCGTTGACACGCCGTTTTCTTGTGATAGCTCGCGAATGCCAAAATCGATATTCCCCCAGTTTTGCGCCAAGACTTCAGCCAGTCGGATTGATGGGCCTTCGACGTTTTGCCCGCCGCGCGGGTAACTGTAAACCGCTGAATCTGCCAACGTTTGGCGTGTGCAGGCGTTAATAATTCGGTCGGCTGCCTGAATCTGATTGCGCGGGAACTGTTTAGCCATGAATACCATCGCTTGGATTTCACTGGCTTCGCGTTGCGCTTTGACTTCGGTCATTGTGTTTGGCAACGCTTCGGAAGCTGCATCCTTTTGAAACGGGTTTCTTACCATTTGATTCATTTCTTAATCCTTGTCGTAGTATGCCCAAGCCGGTAAAGATAACGGCTCGATGTTGTCGCTGTATGCGTGAAAATTATTTGCCTTGATACATTCGGCAAGCGTCCTTAAATCCCTGCGGAACAGTTCATGTCCGCGCTCTTTTGCTTCGTCGTCCAGTGTGTAGCAGGCGACGGCGAACGGTGCTTTTTTCTCAACGGCGATGAAGATAAACCCTTTCGGATATTCCCCCGTCGCCTGATAAATGCCGTTGCTGTAAAAGGCGTCCTGAACGTGGTAACGGTAATTGGCGACTGACCGCGCGAAACCGTGCGGGCTTGCGTCCTCCGTTGACTTCAGGTCAACGATGATTCCGCTGCTATTCCAAAAGTCAGGGCGGCAACGGCAAGCAATGCCAGTTTCTTCATCCTTCCAAAAGACAGACTGTTCGGGCTTGCCACTACTCAACAATGCCGCCGCCTTTGGGTGCGCTTGGATAGCTGCCGCCATGCCTTTGATTTGCTCTATCCATTCAGCTTTCAGAATCGTCTTTCCGCTTTCCGCAATCTCTGCCAACTGCGCTTTGCCGTCTTTGGTGCGCCCGTTGAAGTCATCGGGCAAGACCGCGTAAGATTCGGCAAACACTTCAGGCAACAAGATGTAGTCATGGAACGCGCTACCGAAAATCATTGCCTGTGTGTTTTCGGTTTCCGATTCCCGCGCGTATTTGTAATGCGCTGGGCTTTTGGCAAGTTGGTCTAACTGCGTCTTGCTGACTGCGGCATTACTGTGATAATCGGCATTACTCATGCCATCAATAACCGTCATTATTAAGCCCCTGCAAGCAGCTTATCCATATGCTTACGCGCCGCCTTTTCGGTTTTGAAAATCTGAACGTCTTGCAACGCCGCACGTTTTGCCTTATCGGGTCGGAACGTAACCTTGTTGTAACCGTCGGGCATGATTCCGACCTGATAGCCGCCTTTGACTTTTCGCATGACTACGTTAGGGCTGCGCGGTAAGCCCATAAAACCTTTAACCTTTGCCGCGCGGTTGCCGTTCATTGTGTATGGTTGGTGGTAGCTCATTTCGGAATCCTTTATTCATAATCCGTATCAGGCTTTAATGGCATGATGTAAACTTGGCAATTCAAGAACTCAAACTTAAACGCCTTAAATTCTGTCTCATTAATTTGGCTTGAAAGGTAAACAGGGTAGAACATAGGGAACTGTAAACCTAAAGCCTTTTGAATCTTGCCTAGTTTCTTTATGTAATTGATATTAAGTTTCAGACTTTCGTTTTTAATATCAACCTGTTTTAAATCTTCAGGGTTGATATTGGTAACACTTTTATCATTCGGAAAACTTGTATTAAAAAGCTTTTGCTTGAAGCTAAGTATTGAAAATTCGCCATCTTCAAAAAAGATGCTGACAAACGGAAAGTCTTTATCTGTTTTCTTTATTGCATATTTAATCCAGTCCGTCGGAATCATTATGCTTTGGGGAATATCTTTAATTTTTTCTTCGTTGATTACGCAATAAATATACCCGTTAGTCGCCTTGATTTTGCCTTCTTCTTTGTCGAGATAAACCCCATTAATCGGTCTTGGGTCGTCTGTTGCCGCCGCATATGCCGCTGCTTTCAACAATTTTTTATCTATATTAAATACTTGCATTTTATTTAACCTCCGCGTCGCCGCGCATTCTTTCGTCGGCTGTCAGTTGTTCGTACATTTGCGCTATTTCCGCTTCATGCTCTCGTGTCGCTTTCGCTGCCGCTTGCATTTCATGGCGGGCGATGTCGTCGCGGATGTTTTCGTATGGGTCGATAGCGTCCACACTGACTGAAGAAGCTGTCGTGTAGTCCATATATGCCTGCGCTTTCGCGTATGCCTGCACGCAAAAAGCTACTGCCGCCGAAGCGATGATGATTGCTGTATATTTCATGGTTTCCTCGCTGATTCATGATGTTTGGGATTGCCCGCCGACCGCTGCTTATCTCAACACTCGGCGGGCTTTGGCTGCTTCTTCGTTCAACCTGCGCCGCGGCAACTAAAGGTATCGTCGCCCGCGCATTGTCGCGGTTTAGGGCGGTGGGAAAACATTTCAATAAAAACCCCCGCCGGCATTCCCACTCACGACTTACGGTCTGCCTACTTTATTCCACTTCATGGGTATTCTTTTCAGGCGGCGATAATCCGCGCTTGCTCGATATATCTGTCTGCGTAAAAATCGAGATTTTCGATTCGCGTGTAGTAATGGTCGTCTTCTATGACTTCCTCCATTACTTCCATCATTTCATCGCCAATCCACGCGGCTTCATCTCTTAAATTCATTCTGTATTCCCACTGGCGCGGGGTTTCGTCTTGGCACTCTTTAAGGGCTTCGCGGTACTCAAACGCCGTTTTCATGACGAGATATTCGATGTCGTCTTCCAGCGCGGCAAACGCTTCTTGCTTCGCCTCGCTGATTGCCTGCGCTCTCGTGTAGGCTGCGTCTTCGCCTGTCATCCCCCAATCGGATGTAATCGGTTCGCAAATCATTCGATGACCTCGCATGAAATAGACGGGGATGATGTGATTTTCAGTTTCGTGCCGTCGGGGAAGTAATAAAACATGACCTTCCCCGTTGCCGCTCCCAGTTTCCCGCCTATAAAAGCAATCGTTTCGATGGTGTCTCTGTAAAGCTGGGAAGCTGAAAAATCTGCTTCGACCTTGTCGTCAAATTCGCCCTTTACCCACCGGGCTTTGTTGTTGATGTGTTTGCCTAAATAAAGCATTTTGCGTTTCCTCGCGTTGTTGTCTTAATCAAGGGGTCGGGGCTTTCCGTTTCCGCGTGCCGTTGCCCTGCCGTGTGTAGCCGGTTTGTGCCTCCGCGTTGGCGGTAGCTCGCCCAAGCCCTTGATTAAGCCGCCTGTCTTTCAAAGCGGCTTTGTTTGCGCTGCGGGTTATTGTCTTTTCGGCTTCCCGCCTGCCTGTAACCGTTTGTTCGACTTCCCCCATGCCTATCCATGTCTTCCTATCGGCTTTCGCCTACCTGAAGGGCGGTTACTGCGTTTCCTGTTTTTTAAAGACCGTTGAAACCGTATCGGGCTTTGTTTAGCCGTCTGTTTTGTTTCGATGGGCGTAGTATAAACTTTTTATACTTAAAGTCAAATATATTTAGTCTTTAAAGTGTTTAAATTTTATACTTTATTGTTTTTAAATGAAATTAATTTTATACAGGCGCAAAAAAAACCGCCCATCTAGGGCGGTTTAATTGTTCGTATTGGATTATTCGTACATCCTTAGTTTGTCTTTTATGTCTTCTAAATCATCTCTGTTTTTGTCGCTTTGGTATTGCGTATAATCTGCATCGGATTTTATCGAATCAGTTTCCGATTTATCTGTCTTCGATATATCCAATTGTAACAACTCATTTTCAAGACTTGATGATTTTTCATCTATCTCTTTTTCAGCCGTGTCTACACGTTCGAGTATCTCAATCCATCTAACGGTTTGCTGACTCTGTTCATCCTCTACTTTTCTTAGACGGCTGAATAAATAAGCATTCATGCCAATAATTATTAAAAGCAATACAACCACGATCCATTTGAATTTATCCATTTCAATCCCTTTGTTTTGATTGGTGGATATTGTAATCAGGATTGAGGCGGCTTAATAGGATGTCTGTCGGTATCAGTCTGCGCTTAACCTCTACGACCACGCCGGCAATAAACGCTCCATCAGGCAGCGGAACGCCTGATCCGCCATCATAGATAAAGGTATGCGTCCCATCAATCGCAATGGAAAGCCTGCCCACCATGCCGCGCAGGTAGCCTGTATTGTCAATACAAATAAGCACCAAGTCTTTATCTCTCGGTGGTATATGCGGTTCTACTATCAGTATATCGCCGCGTTTTATTCCCGCAAACTCCACATCATCAGCCATGCGAACGCCGACAGTATGCCCCGAGTGTGGAATAAATGTCGCCGCCCTATCCCCATCGCCTTGAATTTGTGTCCTATCCTTATCAGGATTGGCGAGATGACGAACAGCTATATCAATATCCAAAAGCGGCATTGATTTTAAAAAATATTTGTCGGAATCACCTAATTCTTCAGGAGGAGCTTTTATTGGCAACCCTTGATTCAGGGTGTAGCTGGTATTTGTCTGATTGCCATTAATAAGGTCTCTTCCTGCACTTTGCTGATACGGCAAAGGGTATCCCGTAACCCTGTGTATCTCCATCATTTGCTCAAACGATGGCTTTGAACGTCCGTTTTCCATTGCTGACACATTTGCTTTCGTTCTTCCAAGATGTTCCGCTAATTTTTCTTGGGTCATTTCAGGCCCCGCATATTCACGAGCAGCCAAAACCCATTCGGATAAGTTTATTTGTTCTTTAGTCATTTCATACTCCTTTGCAAATTGTATAAAAAAACTGGACTTCATAGGAATAAATATATTTGACTTTCATGTATTGTTTTTTTATACTTATGTAAAAAGGAGTTTGACTATGGAAGCGATTAAAAAGGCGGTTTCGATACTTGGCAGTCAGCAAAAAATGGCTGATTCGCTTGGCGTGTCGAAGCAACTTATCAGTAGTTATGTGAATGGTCGTGCAAAGGTAACGGCTGTAAACGCAAAGAAAATTGAAGAATTGACAGGGGTTAAACGGGAAGAAATCCGCCCTGACTTATTTTTATAAGTAACTATTTTTAAATGAATTATACAGTAGATAACAATGGTGGTCTGAGTAAATATCCATTTACTTGTTTAGCCATCTTTCAGATGTTAATTGAATATAAACGACTTGAAGCGGAAGTCATCCGCAATTTATCAGAAAGGAAAGAAAGTGAAGAAGCAGGATAGAAACCGCCTATCAAAGAAAGACAGACGGCTGATTAAAAAGGCGATGCTGAAAACCGCCGCCAAAGGCAGCGATGAGGTTTACAAAATCGCGCTGGGTTTGAAAGATGCCTTTGAATTACTTGGAAAGTAGCTCAATCAAAGAAAAGCCCGCACGAGGCGGGCAATTCCCCTGAACGCGAGGAAACGATTCAGGTAAGACGAGAGATGATTATGAACGATACAGCGACACAATGCAAGCGGATTATTGATTATATCCGCGCAAACGGACACATCACGTCATACGAGGCTTACGCAAAGCTGCATATTACCCAGCTTGCGGCACGAATAACTGATTTGGAAAGCCGTGGATTTGAATTTAACAAACCGCGTTACAAGGTCGGGAGCGGTAAAAGACCTGTTGCGCATTACTCGATAGCTAAGTCAGGGATTGAGCCATAACAGGAGGGGAAATGAGACCGTCTGAAAGTTTAAGAGTTGCAGGAAGACCGATAGCCTACTACCCGAAATTGGCGAAGCCTTTAGGCGGTGTGAACGCGGCAATCTTATTCGGGCATTTTTTCTACTGGCACGACAGAACGCAACACGAATTGGGCATTTACCGAACAGCGGAAGAAATCGAAATTGAAACCGGGCTATCTGTTCAGGAGCAAAGAACGGCACGGGCGAAATTAAGGGAACGCGGCGTATTGATTGAGACTGAAAAACGAATTGAACACCGCATTTACTACAAGCTGAATTTAGACGCTTTCGATGATTTGATGGTTCAACATTCGGGGAGTGAGGAATCAACAGCCCCGAAATGCAATATCAACAGCCCCGAACTTCAAAATCAACATTCGGGGAGTGAGGAATCAACAGCCGTTATAAGAACAGAAGATTTAACAGAAGATTTAACAGTAAATACCCCCTTACCCCCAAACGACGAAAACGGAAAAGACGATTTGAACGCTGACGCGTTTGTTTCCGCTGACGCGAAAACGTACGGGCAGGTCAATCAGGAAATTTTGCAGACAGTGGAGCAGGAAGCAGAAGCGAAACAATCCACACTGAAGACAAACAGCGAAAGCAAAACCGACAGTAGCCGAAAGGGAAACCGCCAAGATGGGAATGTTCCGCGCCGCCGCCGATCCGACGCCGTGCCATGCCAAGCCATCGCAGACTGCTACAACGAAATCTTAGGCGACCGCTTGCCGAACGTGCAGCTACTCAACGAAACACGCAAACGGGCAATTACGGCGCGATGGATGGAAATCAAGGGGACGAAAGCCCCAAACGGGAAAATCCGATTTGAAAGCACTGAAGACGGTTTGAACTGGTTTGCTTCGGTTTTCCGCAAAGTGGCGATGAACCCGTTTTGGATGGGTGACAACAATTCGGGATTTGCAGTCAGCTTTGATTGGATTTTCAAACCTGCGAACTTTTTGAAAATCATCGAATGGCGACCGCCAAAACACTAAAACCAAAGACGAGGAAACGAAAAAATGAACGAAGTTGAAGAGATGATGGCAGTCGAATCGCTGACAAGCCTTGAAGCGGAACAGACGGTTTTGGGGGCGATTTTGATTGACCCGGCAGCGATTGTGAAATGCGCCGCGCTGACGCCCGAAAAATTTTACCAAGCGCAACACAGAATCATTTTCTGCGCCCTGTTGGATATGGCGGCGGCAAACGAGCCGATAGACGTTATCACGGTAAGCGACAAGCTGGAGGCGCGCGGCGAAGCGGAAAACGCGGGCGGTCTGTCCTACCTGATCGACTTGCAGCAAAACACGCCGTCAGCCGCGAACATTGCACGGTACGCAAAAATCGTGAACGACCGCTACATCGAGCGGGGATTGCTGAAAGTTTCGTCCGATATTGAAAAAATCGCCCTCGCCAAAGACGGCGGCGATGTTGCCCAAAAACTCAATGCGGCGGCGGATTGCTTGGCGGCGGTCGGTAAAGACGCGGTAAAGCGCGAAAACAAAACCTATACCGAAACCCTGCAAGACTTAATCGCCGATTTGGACAAGCAGCTTGAGGGTGTGCGGTTCGGTTTGCCGACAGGCTTGCCGCAACTGGACGAAGCAATCGGCGGTTTGCCCGATGGGAACCTGATTGTAATCGCCGCCCGTCCGTCAATGGGTAAGACGGTACTAGCCGAAAACATCGCCCGCTTTGCACTGAAACAGGGAAAGGCGGTGCATTTCCAGAGCTACGAAATGTCATCGCTGGAACTTGCCCGCCGAAGCATGGCGGCGGAATGCAGTATCGACATGAAAAGCCTGAAAACAGGTCGTCTGACCGAGATGGAATACTCAAACATGGGCGGCTACATGATGAAAGCGTCTGACTGGCGGCTTGATGTGAATAGCGACCTGCTGAACGTGGACGAGCTTTGCTTCCTGGCAAAGGAAAAGAAAATGACGACGGGGCTTGATTTGTTGGTGGTTGATCATCTGCACATCATGCCGCGACCAGGCAAAGACGAAGTGGCTGAACTTGGCAACATTTCACGCCGCCTGAAAAACCTTTCCGTCGAATTGAATATCCCCGTCGTGTTGGTTGCCCAGTTGAACAGGGGCAGCGCGAAAGCGGCAGACAAACGCCCAAACATGGCAGACATTCGCGGCAGCGGCGCGATTGAGCAGGACGCAAACATCATCATCATGCCGCACCGTGAAAGCTACTACAACAACCAAGTCAACCCACACCTTGCGGAGTTGATTATCGCCAAAAACCGTGATGGCGAAATGGGCAGCGTGGTTTGCGGCTGGAAAGGTCAGTTTGCACGATTTGAAAACGAGCCTGATCTGAATTGGACGCCGACCGAACAGGGTAACAAATGGGGAAACGAATATGAGGTCTGAAACCTGCTATCACTGCCTGCACGCAGATTTTAAAGCCGAATCGGAAGGCGCCATGCGCGGCTTTGCGAAATGCACAAAGGCGCGTAACCCTGAAGAGCGGTCGAAATATTACTTCGGCGGCTATGAGTGTGACAAAGGCAAGTTTGAAGCCGCACCGGCGGCAACGATGGCAAAGAGAAGTGAAATTTTTGAAAAATGGCGAACGAAAGGAAACAACGAATGAAAGATTTTTTGAAGCTTGATTTCAACAGCCAGGTTAAAGGCTTGGCATGGTCAGGAGTTGTTTTGTCGATTGCCCTGCTTTTATTCCGAGAACTTGGGATTTTGGATATTTCTTTGGACGATGCATTTATTCCACTGAAATTTGTTTTGTCTGTTTTTGGTGGGACTGTCTATGCAGCCGCGATTCTTTCTAATGGGGTGTTTTGGATAGAAAGAAAGGATTGATCGCAATGGATACAAAAAAATGCACTAGATGCGGGGAAGAAAAGCCGTTGGATAAGTTCCCGTTTAGACGCGTTTTGCGCGCTGACGGTAGCCGCCCTTATGCAACTGTTTGCAAGCAATGCAGGAATGAAGAAAGCAAAGCCTATTACCACGCAAGGAAAGCTAAACAGGCTTTACTTGAGGCGGAAAAGGTCGATGAGAAAATTGAAGTAACTTTATCAATGCGCGAAGCGGCGCAAATGGCAAATGAGGTATTCCCGCTTTTAAGCCCTGTCTACTGGAATACAGGCGCGGCTAAACGAGTTTACGAAGAATTGGGGTTGAAATGGCAGTTTTAAGTCTACCCTACCCCATCAGTACAAATCGATATTGGCGGACGTTCCGCAACCGTCAAATCGTCAGCAAGGAGGCGGTGGCATACAAGGCGCGGGTTGCCGCCATCGCCGCTGAAAACGGTATCAAGCCGACCGACAAGGCGGTAAGCCTGACGGTCCAGTTAATCCCAAAGGCGAACAAGGACGGGTCGGCGAGCAAAGTCTGCTTGGATTTGGATAACTGCCTAAAAGTCTGCTTGGACTCATTACAGGGCGTCGCCTACGAAAACGACAATCAGGTCAGACGCATTGTCGCCGAGTATAGCAATGAGCCGGTCGCAGGCGGCGGGTTGGTGGTAAAGGTTGAGGAGTTGGATGAAAAGTAAAACTAAAGCGGAAAAATTACATCTGCAAAAAGTGGCAGATATAGGTTGTATTGTTTGTCGTAATTGTGGGCGGTTTGGTGTTCCTGCCGAGGTTCACCATATCCGAAACGGTGCAGGTATAGGGCGGCGGAATAGCCATTTTGAGACGATTCCGCTATGCCCTACCCATCATCGAACTGGTGGTGTAGGGATAGCCTTCCACGCCGCGCCGCGAACATTTGAGGCGACATATGGAACAGAACGTGAGTTATTAAAACAGGTTGAGGGGATTTTAAATGGCTGTTGATTGTTTGAACTGGAAAAGCGGTTTGGAGTATGACGAGATACGGGGAAATAGAGAGGCTGCAAGAGACGCGGAAATTTTACGTCTGATTGAAATGGGTGGAGTGGTTTTATCGGATTATCCTGATTACATCATCTTTAAAAACGGGGATGTTTTTTCTACATTATGTCGCAAGGTTGTGAAGCTAAAACCCGGGAAGAAGAAAGCAGGGTATAGGTTCATAGGGTTAAATAAAACAAACGGAGAACGTAAATACGAGATGGTGCATAGGCTTGTTGCAAAAACTTTTATAAAAAATCCTGAAAATTACCCCGAAGTTAATCATAAGGATGGCAATAAAAACAATAATGATGCGTCTAATTTGGAGTGGGTTACAAGCGCGGTACAGTATGGAAACGTGGCACGAGTATTGCAAGGGCGTGTTGCTTGGATTTGATATTAAAGCCATGCCCGACGGGACGGAAGTCAAAACGCCGATAAGTACGACGACTTTAAGCACCGGCGAGATGACGGACTATCAAAACCGCTTGCAGTCGTGGGCGGCTGGGGAATTTGGCATAATTTGGGAGTTTTAAATGCTGGTACAGTGCAATGAGGAAACAGGCAGGCGGTGCGGGGAATCACATGGGCGTTCTAAGTTGACGGATAAAGAGGTCGAGATAATCAGGCGGCTTAATGAACAGGGTGTCAATTATCATATTTTGGCGCGGAGTTTTGATTGTTCGCCCGAAACGATTGGGCGCATCTGCCGGTGTGAAATTCGCAATGTGATTAAAGTTAAATGGAAAAATTTAAATGCTGACTGAACAACAAAAACGATTCGTTGAAGAATATTTGATTGATATGAACGGGGCGCGGGCGGCGCGGGCGGCGGGCTATTCAGAATCGTCGGCGCGTGAAACCGCATCACGCCTGCTTAAAAAACCGGAGGTTGCAGAAGCTGTCCGTAAGGCGCGTGAAAGCCTGTCTGAACGGACGGAAATTACACAAGACTGGGTGTTGCAGCGATGGGCAGCCATCGCCGATGTGGATAAGCGCGCGTTTTTTGACGACGCCGGCCGCCTGCGTCCTGTGAGTGAGTGGACGCGGGAAATGGTATTGGCGGTTGATGGCCTTGATGTAACGGAGGCGGAAGGGGAGATTGCGGCTAAGGTGTCAAAATTGAAGCTGTCGAGCAGCAAAGCCGCGTTGGACAGTATCGCCCGTCATTTGGGTATGTTTAAGGATAAAGTCGAGGTGTCAGTCGATGAGACGTTGGCGGAACGTATAGCACGGGCAAAGGCGCGTTTGAAATGACAGACCTGAACAGCCAAATCATCGAAGCCGCCGTCGCGTATCAGCATGACCCTTTGTCTTGGGCGATGTTTGCCTATGATTGGGATAACGGAGAATTGGAGGGTTATAAATCCCCGCGCGCCTGGCAGGCAAAAATCATGGAGGATGTAAAAAACCATCTGTCCAATCCCGAAACGCGCCATATGCCGTTGATGATTGCGGTTGCGAGCGGCCACGGTATCGGCAAGTCGGCGGAAATCGGTATGTTGATTAATTGGGCGTTGTCAACGTGCGAAGACAGCAAGGTCGTCATTACGAGCAACACGGAAACGCAGTTGCGCACCAAAACCGCGCCTGAAGTGGGTAAATGGCAGCGGTTGAGTATCACGGCGGATTGGTTTAACGACGCGGTTATGAGTATCACGGCTAAAGACCGTCTGAATACCAAGACGTGGCGGGCTGACTTTGTGCCGTGGTCCGAGCATAATACGGAGGCGTTCGCAGGCCTGCACAATAAAGGCAAGCGCATTATGCTGGTGTTTGACGAGGCGTCGGCGATTGCGGATAAGGTTTGGGAGGTCGCTGAAGGTGCGCTGACCGACGAGGACACCGAAATTATTTGGCTTGCCTTCGGAAACCCGACGCGAAATATCGGGCGTTTCCGCGAATGTTTCCGACGGTATAAACATCGCTGGATAACCTATCAAATCGACAGCCGCACGGTGGAGGGGACAAACAAGGCGCAGATGCAAAAATGGGCGGAGGACTACGGCGAAGAGTCGGACTTTTTCAAAATCCGCGTGCGCGGTATGTTCCCGGCTATGTCTGCCCGTCAATTTATCTCGGAGAATGACGTATCGGCAGGGTATGGTAAACATATCCCCAAATCGCAATATGAGTTTGCCCCGAAAATCATCACGGTTGACCCGGCATGGGAGGGAGACGATGAATTTGTGATCGCGATGCGTCAAGGTTTGGTGTTTAAAATCCTTGAAACGTTCCCGAAAAACGATAACGACCTAATCGCGGCGCAAAAAATCGCACGGCACGAAGACGAGCATAAGGCGGACGCGGTATTTATCGACGCGGGCTTTGGTACCGGCATTAAATCAGCCGGGCAGGGATTGGGGCGCGATTGGAAATTGGTTTGGTTTGCGGGTAAGTCGAATGACGTAGGCTGCTACAACAAGCGTGCCGAAATGTGGAAAGCGGCGCGGGATTGGCTGAAGAGTGGCGGGGTTATACCGGACGATCCGATGTTGCGTGATGAATTGCAGGCTCCTGAACTTGTTCCTCGTGTTGATGGGAAAATACAGATTGAGTCCAAGAAAGAAATGAAGTCGCGCGGTGTGCCAAGTCCGAACCGCGCCGATGCTTTGGTTATCTCTTTTGCGTATCCTGTCATGAAAAAGGAATTGATTGGGCGTGATGGCGGGGCGCAGGTTCGCAAGGATTATGACCCGATTTGATTTAAAAGAAAATCCCGATGTTAACAATTAATAACATCGGGATTGTTTTATTTGTCGGTTTTAGATGATTGGTCTTTTTTTTCGTAGAGACTAGTTATTTCTTGCAGGATTGCAATTTGTTCTTTTTGTTCCGTGATGAGCTGTTTTTGTTTTTCGATTGTGGTTTCGTGGATTTTAATTATTTCTTCTTGCGCCTTAATCATATTTTCGAAACATTCTTTTATTTCTTCTTGCGCCTTTTGGTACTCCGATTCTATGCGCCATCTAATTGTAGCGTCGATTAGTGGCTGCATAAAATGTTCCGGCTCTTGCTTAGGCTCTCTTTTTTTAAAAAAGTTGAACATTGCATATACTCCAGTTGATATATTATGGATTGTATCATGCGAGCAAAGAAAATTCCCGATGTATCAACCATCGGGAATCTTTTTAGTTGCTTACTGCCTCTGACAACGCCTTATGCCGTGCCTTGCAGTCATTATACAGATGGACGACCTGTAACGACCACGGCAGGATGTCCGCGCCGGTATCGCCTACCAGTTTCGGCAGTTTGGGGCATGGCTGCACCAAGTCGGCAGGCGGTTTAATCGCTGTCGGCAATGGCGGCGTTGATGACTGACAAGCCGTCAGAATCAAGGCAGACGTTGCGATAAACAGGGCGTTCAACGATTTTTTGTACTTCGACATATTGGATCCTTTCTTTTTCAGCTCGTTCGGCTTTGTCTGTTTGGTATTTTTCAGACGATGCGCGAAACTCTTCGGCTTGTTTGATTGCTTCTTCTTTCAGGCGGTTTGATATTTCCAGTGCCATATCGTCGCGCCCTTTTTGGTAGGCTTTCTTCACGCTTCCGTCCCACCAAAAAACAAGACCGATGATGGCGATAATTACAGCGAGATACCGCCAATATTTTTTAAGTAATATCAGTATCATAACGTTTTAACATCTCCGTATAGTTTGATAGTTCCTGCGCAAAACTCTTTAGGTGTCATTGCGCCGCCATGCAGTTGTTGTAACGTTTTTCGGTGCGCGTCCATACGCCTTTGCAGCCACGAGGTCCCCAGTTGCTCGGACGGCTACAATCGCGCCCGGCGGCGAACCGGTACCGCAACAGGGCGCGGCAGGCGGCTACATGGTTTCCTTTGAGTAACTCGCGGCGCATAGATGATGTGTAAAACTTTTGCGCGCCGAAGTTATAAAAGAAGTCGATATAAACATCATATTCGCCTTGAGATAACTCAACGCCGGGTAACATGGCTTTCATTTTCGCCTCGTCTTTACCGACGTGAGCGCGGAGCATCTTATCGGCTCGTTCGCGGCTGACAGGCGGGTCGGAGATTTTGACCTTGCTGCCGTCCTCATAAACAGTGCTGCCATGTCCTACCGTCGCAACCTTGCCGATATCGTGGTATGGCTTGGCGCGGTATCCCTCCTCTGCCTTGATACCGAAAATGGCAATGACAGACGCGCTAAGGATGGCGATGGGGACTTTGTGATTAATCTTCATAACAGTTTCCTTTCTTAATTTTTTCTTTTCGCATTGCGTGTAATTCTTCAGCGCGGCTGTTTTCCTTAATTTTGTAGTACCAGTTGACGAAAAAACCGCCGACCGCGACTGATACGCCGATGATGGTTATCCAATCAATGCCGCTGATTAAGCCAATAACCCCCGCGCTTGCGCCGCTGTATGTGGCATTACTGGCATAACTGGATGCTTGTGAGGCTGCTTGTATAGACGTTTCTAATTTGTTCATCTTTGTGCTTTCTCTAAATGCCGCCCAACTGAGTCAGGCGGCGGCTTGGTTATTGCAATACTTCGGGTTTGACTTTCTTGACAATTTCGATAGCGGCGGCTTGCAGTTCAGGGTCACTTAGGTTGCGGTTGAAGAACGCCAAGTCTTTGCCAATATCTACGGAAGCCATGCCGTTACCGTTAAATGGGCCACCGATTGATAATCGGTCTGCGCCAATGCCGATGGTCATTGTAATGACGTAGGTCTTATTGAAAGACAGCTCCTCGTTTTTGTAAGCCTTGCCATCAACAGTAACGTCGACAGGTCGAATAATGCGGAATTTGTCCTCTGTGCTGCCCTCGACGAAAACGATTACCCCACCTATCGAGGCGTTTGTAGCTGACTTAAATGCGCCCGCAACGGTCGCGCCAGTTTTACGACGACCGCCAAGGTTGAGAACCTTGATCGGGAGGATGATTTTAGATGCTTGCTCAGTCAATGGCATACTCACCAAGCCATAAGCGCCAGCCGATGCCTCTTTAAACTTCAGTCTGGCACGAATAACGCCACCCTCTTTATCGATTAAGCCCGGATAGTCTTTTGGTGTTGCTCCTGCCTCACCCTCGGTTTTAGTAATGCTGAATTGACCGTCTGCACTGCTTACGCTTTCTGTCGTCGCTCCCTCCCAATTGAGGGTGTAGGTTGCAGCAGGTGCGGTTACGGTTGCGGTCGGTTTGGCTGCTGTGTATGTCTCTTCCCATGTTTTCGGAGTTGCTGATTCTGCCGGCAACTCTTTCGGCGTGGCTGATTCGGCATTGGTGGTCGCGCCCTCAAAAGTGATTACTTCCTCTCCCGCCTTGTTGTTGTAAACGTTCACGTTTGCGGCGGGGATGTTTGTCAGGTTGATGAACTTACCTGTAAAACTGTCTTTTGTAGGACCTGTCCAAGTGTTGTTCATAATCTCAAACTTGGATGTACTGTTTTGAGATTGCGAGGCAAAGCCGAATTGATAACGACGGACGCCGGCATACTGTAATGTGTTGCCGTTGAATTTAATCAGCGGTCGAACATCGGTCTTGAAGAACATGATGTCGTTGTCTGCTTGGTCGGCAGTCTTGCCAAAGTTCAGGGTATTGCCGCTTACTTCAAACACGCCGCCGATTTCACCGCTTCGATTCGTTTCTTGAATGTAGAACGGCGTTTCAACAACCTGCTCGAGCGTCACTTTGTTGTTCTTAAACACAAAGTCGCCCAATCCGTTATGACCCGGCCCAGCACCGAAGAAGATGTTATGAACATTCTTACCGTTGATGGTGTTGCCTGAAATTTCGGTGCTCAATCGAACGTGCGTTGCTTGCTCGTTATTGCGGATTTCAAACACGCGATGAACGCCGCGGCCATCCCATTCGATATCGGTAATTTCGTTGTTTTTGATTTTGATTGACACATTTGCCGGTTGATTTTTCCAAGCATGATTTGGCTGCGATTTGTTTTCGATACGAATTGATGTGTATCGGTAGTAGTCGCGGTTCTTGTCTTTTTCATATTCAGGGTAGTTGTCATCTTTAGCGAGACGGAATTTCGGGTCTTGAATGATTTTGTTACCCTCGATTTCAATCTTACGCTGCGGATAACCACGACTTTCAATTGCAATGCCGAACAGGCGGTTGCCCTCGATGTGGTTGTCTTTGACGATAAAGTCGTAGGCGTCGTGCGAGTCAATGCCCTTGCGGTAGTTATAAATCACGCGGTTGTTGTTAATTTCCATATTCACGTTTACCGAACCTGCGCCCGAAGCGAAGCCGTAGCCGGTGCCGCCGTCTTTCTCGTGACCATTACGTTCAAGTACGTTGTTTTTGATTTGGCAGTTGATTTGATTGGCGGCGGAAATGCCGGCAACGCGGTTATGGTGGCAGTAACAGTTGATGACGCGGTTGCCCATCGAGTGATGCGTCAGGTTGTCAACGCTTAATTCGCCGCGGAATACCTTGTCATTATCGGTAAATGCCGCTTCGTTACTTGTCAGGTAAATACCCATGCGGTTTGCGCCGGTTGATTCAACGTTCTCGACAAGGCAGTTGTTTGAATTGTTGATGTGGATGTTGTTGATCGCGCCGAAATAAGTGTTGCCCTCGCGGTAAAATTCGCCGGTGTATTCGATTTTGAAGTCTTTCAAAACCTTTTCTTTCACGCCGTTAATCAAAATACCGCCGAACCAACGGGCATCGGTTTTATTGGTGTCAGGGTCCCAGTCAATCTCCTGCCCCCAGCCGTATTTCAGGACGGTTTTATCACGACCCGCGCCTTTAATACCTTTGACGTTCGGGAAGTTTTGCTTAGTGATTTTGATTTGGAATGGCAGTTCGTAAATACCCTCTTCCAGTTCCACCATTGCGCTATTCTTCTCGGCTTCTTCCAGCTTCATCAAAAGCTGGACGGTATTACGGAATTTCCCCGTCATGCCGATAGTCGCGTTATCGAAATTGCCGCCCGTCATTTTCAGCTTTTCTTGGATGGCTTTGATTTGTTCGGACATGATCGCCATGCCCTTTTCGTAGTTGGTATTGCCGACTAGATTCATGCTCATGGTTGTTTAACTCCTAGATATTTTCTAAGTTCGTTTAAAAAATTCTCACTGACACCGTCTTGCTTGCTGTCTTGGTGTGTGTATGGTTTGCCAAAGTAATTGCTTAACTGCGCCAAAAAGTTCTCGCTGACGCCGCTTTCGTCGGGCAGCTTCGAGTAGGCGGAATAGCCAAAATAAAGCTGCATATCACGCAAGAAACGCTCACTTACGCCGCTTTCGTCGGGGATGCTTGAATACCCACCGTCCTGCGTGATTGCGCCAAGCTGGGCATATAGGTCGGCGATTGACAGGCTTGTCCGCCCTGATTCGTTGAAAACGTATTCTTCAATCTGCCGCGCCATTTCTTTCACTTCTGCCGACCGTTCGCTAAAGGCGGTATTTAGGTTGTCAACGGATAATCGGAAGCGGTCGGACTGGTCTGTAAACTCTTTCTTGCTTTCGCCCAGTGTTTTGTTGAACTCCTCGACCGTGCCGTTAAATGTTCCGACCTGTTTCTCATATCCGCGCACGTCTTGCTGGAATTGCTCCACCTGCTGCGGGTAGTCGTTGTTGACTATCCGCGTGCCGTCCTCGCTCCATGAAAGCCCTGATTTCGGCTCGGGATTGGGGATGGCTAGGTTGAGTTCTTTGTCGGATGTTATGGGTTGGTGCAATGTCCGACGCAACCGGTCGAGAATTTGCAGGGATAAAATCAATTGTCGGTCTAAACTGCCGTTCAATACCTGCGGATAAAACCCGACCTGATTGGTAAACGTGGTCGGCTGCGTGTAAGCCAGTCCGCTGACAATAATCATTCTGCTGCCTGTTGGAAGCGGATTTTTCAGCGTGACCGTGCCGCCGGCGTTGTTCTCTTGGTCGGGGTTTTTGGTTACTTCATACTCTTCGCCAAAGGCAAGCTTCATCTCGTCGGGCGTATCGGCTTTTGCTGTGTAAACCAGCACGTCGGACGGTTGGAAAATCTTGAAATTGAACGGGTAAGTACGCTCTGTACCATTGCCGGTAAAGAATCCAGTTTTGACGCTTTGAGAATGGATTGCCATAAAAAAAGCCTCTTTTGGAAATACCTAATGATATTTCTCAAAGAGGCTGTTATATGCAGGACTGATTAATTGCCTTGATACCCGAACAGTAACGCGGCAGGATTGTCCGTTTCGTCATTTTGTAACGCTTCTGTTCCCTTGATGGCTCGATTGATTTGCGCTGACGGGATACCGAAAACATCGCCAAGCAGGTTGATACTTGCACGAACGAACGCATGGTCTATTTCGCCCTGTGCCGCCTGTTGCGCGAATTTGTATGTATCGTCGATTGGGCGCAAACCTGACGGGCCTGCATAGCCATAGAAGCGGTCGCCCGTAATGATGTTGGCTAGTTGCGCCATCTCTCGACCGCCGACGAACAAGCCAAGCAGGAAACTGATTTGCTCTTTTGCCAGTTTCTTCGCCAAGTCATCGTCATCGTCGCCAGGTATCAGGGCGGATTTCATCAGGGCGGTAAGTGCGGTCGGTACGACGTAAATCATCATCAAATCCGCCGCTAGTTTGGCTTTGCTTTTTTGCGTTTTGGCTTCGACAAATCCCTGATTTAATGCGGTATTCATGTAGGCATAGAACACGGTAAACAGCTTCTGTGTATTGCTTCCGCGTTCAAATTCCGAAAGGTCTTTGATTTGCCCGCCGCCCTGCGTGTCTAAGACAGTTTGGTCGGCAAGTTTGATGGCGGTGTCTAGGTCTTTGCCGTTATCCATGGCTTTTGCAAGTGCGCCGTGCCAAATGGCGGTATCGACGACCTGCTGCATTTTCATCATCAGCCAGTACGAATACTTATTCAAGAATTTACGGATTTTGCCCGCGCCGTTGATGGTTGCCGCCACTTCTCGGATTTCACGCAAGCGGGTGTTGCCGCGGTTGCGCATAAACTCCGACTGTTCCATCGCCGATTTGGTTGCCTTGATGGGATGGGTCGTGTATTGCGACAAACCTGCCCACGCATATTTCCCACCAAGACGGGCGACGGCGGGAATGAAGCCAGTAACCTGAACGGCTGCGGAAACGATGTTAAAGCCCAAGCCGGTCATGCTGACGTTTTGGCGTAGTATGCCTGTCCATTTGTCACTGCCTTTTACTGGCGCGGAATTGCCGCGCGCAATATCTTCAAGGGCGGCGTTCAACTGTCTTTTCGCCTGTGCGCCCAGCGTTTCGCGTATCGCCTTGTCAATACTGCTTGATTTCAACAGGCGAGCGGCGTCGATAACGGCTTCGCGGTGCGTGATGTCATGGATGATTTCATTCAGTCCGTTGTAGGTCACGGATAAATCCAACAGCAACGGGCGATTCTTCACGGCTTCCGCACGGTCTTTTGTGAAGTTGTGGCGCGTGTTTGCCGCCATCTTCGCCGCGCTCTTGATGTCCTCAATGTCGGCTAAGGCGTTCCCGCTCTCTGCGGCTTGGGTGCTGGCGGAATCATATTTGGCTGGATAATATCCGCCGCGCAATGACACCTGCTCGCCGTCAGCTGTACGAACAGTCAACGGCTTTGGCTCTACCCATTGCGGCTCAGTGCCTACAACCTTTCTTTCCAGTTCAGCAATTTGTGGGCGGTAGCTCTCGAACATATCCCAAACTTTTTGAACGGCCTCCCATTCCGCTTTCGTCAGGTCTTGCAGTGCGCCTAATACATGGTCGAGTTTCCAGTCGCGCATATTGCCATGTCCGCCGCTCAATAAGCGTTGAATGTTTCCGTCATTACCCATATTCAAGGCGATGGCGAACAGTTGGCGGCGGTTCAATCTTCCTAAACCGATGTATTCTTTTCCTTTGCTCCAATACTCTTTAAAGCCAAGTTTGTCATTCAGCGGTTTCAAGATTTCTTCGAGCTTCTCCGCCGCCTCTGCCGTCATGGTTGCCTCGCGGTCGGCTGCCTCGTTGATTGGGCGGATGAAGTAGTTCCAAAATGCGCCGCCGTCTTTACCGCCATCTAATATGCGCGCAATAGACGATATCTTGATATGTCCCCACAAAATGCCGCTGCCGGTATCCTCCAGGCGTTCGATGTTGTTTGCTGCTGTCGAAGTGCGTTTATCGTGCGTCCGCGCATTCTCTTTGATGGATTCAACGATGTTATCGCGGATTTCTTGGTAGGTGCGCTTATCGCGGGCGGTCAGCATCTTGTTTTTCAGACGACCTAGATGTTCAATGCCTTTCACGGTATCAACCAGTACGCGCATTTCTTCAACGGTCATTTCCCGATAATTGCGCTTCGCCTGAATCTCGGCGATATACTCGGCGTCGATGTTGTGCGCCCGTCCTTGCTCTTCCATCTTTTTGATGAACTGGAGCAGGGAAGTGCGTTTGTCCAAGTCTTTCAGGCTTGGCGCGTTGCTCAATTCCACCGATTCTAATAACGCTTCGATTTGCTCGCGGTACTCAATGTCAATGGATTTGACGACGCGGTTGAATTTGCCCAGGTATTTGCGCGCCTTTTCCATTTCTTCACGGGCTTTCAGGACTTCACGCGCCATTGAGTTTTGCAACAGTTGATTGCGTTTCTGCGTGGCGGCGGTCGGAATATCGCCTTTGCGAAATGCGTCTTGGCTCGCTTTGGCGGCTTTGGCTTCCGCGCGGGTGTAAACCGACGGGCGCAAATCTCGGACTTTGATTTGCTCTACTTTTTCTTGCGCGTAAACGGATGCTGCTTTTCGGATCAGGTTTGCCGCCCCTGTTGCTTTGGATAGTGCTTTAAACTCGGCGGCGATGATGCGCTGACGGATTTCACTATGCGCCGCCAGGTCGGCGGCTTCTTCAAAGTCTGCCTGCGTCGGTACTTCGCCTTTTTCTGCGAGAACGTTCAGATAGGCGGTTTCTTCGATTGCCTCCTGCGGCGGCTGGGCTTCGGTCAGGGCGCGGATTAAATCTTCCCCGCCCGAGAATACCGGCTCGCCCTCCTCGTTTAAAATCAGGTCTGATACAAGGTCGGGGTGCATTCCACCGTTTTTACGCGTCATGTCAAAATCAATCAGGCGTTCAAGCGTTTGCCCGTCTACGCCCATTTCGACAAGGCTGTCATGGTCGAAGCGGACGGCGGTCAGGGCATATGGGTTGGCTACATGGTCGCCCGCCTTTTGTTCGTGCGGAACATAGGCGGAACTGTAACGCTTGGTACCGCGCATTTCATCGAAGAAGCGTTCTTCAAAATCGCGCGGGTCTGCCTTGCCTGTATCGTCAACGGGCAAGTATCCCTCTTCGGTCAAAGCTTCAATCATGCGGTCGATGCTGCGCCCGTTGGTTTTTCTCAATACAGGGTATCCGATATGGACGGCGGGGATTTTGTCTTTCGGGTCTAATCCGAATTGGCTAATCATTTCGTCTTTGTTTACGCCGCCTAATTTGGCAATGGCTTCAAACAGGCTGTCATGCGCTGCGTCCACCTGCTTGCTGAATTTCGGCTTACCGTCTCCGATACGGTTTTCTTCGGTCATGCGGGCAGTCAGAAGCTGCCATACCCGATAAACAGGCTGGCTCATAATACTGCCGCGCGCCGCCATTTCCGCGCGTTGGAAGTCTGCTTTGTATTGATTGCGCATCTCGCGGATTTTGCGGGCGCGAAGATTGCGGATAAATGCCATGTCGCGTAACGCGCGGGCGGTCAGGTCGTCTTGCGCTTCTGCTGTTGCGCGTTCGGCGTTGTGCCGGTATTGCGCATAATCCGCATCGTCCATGCCTGCCTGTGCCGCATCTTCAAACATCGGAGCCATGCCGTTGATGTATTGGGTTTGCTGAATCTGCTCGTCGCTGGCAAACATTCGGTCAAACACGCTGCGGACTTCATCGGTCAATTCTACGTTCAGGTTTTTCAGGGATTGATACACCTGCTTCAGCCATGAACGGAAACGGCGGAATACCCCGCGCAATTCTTCGCTTGGTGCTTTGCCCTCGTACAGGTAGGCTTCGAAACCGCGCGCCCATTTCTCGTGATTCTCTCGCTGCTCGTCCAGACTCATTGCGTCCCACGCGGCAAGGTCTTTTACGCCGAACCAATCTAAGGTCGTCTGAACGTCGGACAGGAATTGCCGTTCCTGCTCGGTCAGGTTTTCGGCAGGCTTGGCGGTTAGGTCGCGGGCGATGCGGGTATTCGTTTCAAGGAAGAAATGCCCAAGCTCATGAACGAATGTAGATGCGTCGGCGTTTTTCAATAGGGCGATCAGGTTATGTTCACGGCTGAACATTCCGCGGTCTGTGCCGCCTTGATACAGTATGTCTTGATTGGCGTCGGCGTCTTGGGTAAAATTGTTTAATACATCAGGCGCTCCCACTTCCGAACGATGACGTGTAGTTTGGTCGTGCGTAGGTACTTTGGAATCGTTACTCTTCCCGGTATCGCCGCCTTGATGTAATTCAAAAGCATTCATCAGCCAGCCGTTAGAACCTTTGTTTCTTACAAGGGTTGCGCGGTATCCGTTATGTTCTATGAACATACTTTCAGATTTCCCATTGCTGTAAATCCTACTGCTGCCGCCTTTGGCGATTGTGTCGGTTATCTGCATGGTCAGCATTTCTGCTACATCTTGATAACTCATTCCATCTTTACGCATACGGCTTTCAATAATATGCGCTAAACCCATCGCTCCTTTTGTTTTTCCGTTGGCTTTTAAAACTCCCTCGCTGCCCCAAACAAAATCAATCCAGCCTGTATCACTTCGATACATTGCGCGTTTTTGGTCTGCTTTCTCAATAAGGGCTTTATTCATTGCGTCTCGCCCGCGTTGCAGATTGGCTTCAGTGCTTTTCATTGCCGATGCCGATTGATTCAATACGCCGTCGTCAATCAGGCTTTCGCCGACCACGTTCAAGCCGCCGTATGCTGCGTAAAAATCACGGATTCCCATATTCAGACGACCTGCAAGGGCTTCAACGGCGCGGGCGTACAGCGTCGCATTGGCTTCAGCCTGCGCACCGTCCATAACTCCTGTTGCGGCAAGTTGTGCCTTTGCTTCTTCTTTGAACGCTTCAAATTCCGCTACGCGCCGGTCTTGTTCTGCCTGCGCCTGCTCTTCTTGATGGCGTGCCAAATCAGCCTGATAGGCTTCGTCCATCATGGCGTCAAATCCTGATTTGCGGATTTCTTCGGCTTCGGCGGCGGTCATGGAATCGGGTGTTTCCATTGCGATTTCCGCCAGTGCGTTTTGGTCTTCCTGTGTCAAACGGGCGTGAAAATCCCCGCGCGTCATTTCTACCATGCCGCCCGTTTCCGCCGCCTCTTGGATTCTTGCCGCCATATCGGGCATGGCTTGGGCGACGGCGGCAGCACGTCCAGACTGCATCAATGCGCCACCGTCGAAGTATATTTTCTGATTGTCGGCGTAAACATCATTCACATAGGAAGCCTGAACGTCGGGGGCGCGTTTTGTCAGGCGGGAATTGGTAACGGCTTGCGCCTGTTCTTTCAAACGCGCGCGCGCCTGCTCCGCCGCCTGAACTTGGGCGGCTCGCTCCTCTACTTTTGCCCGCGCTGATTTGTAATTACTTCGCGCCTCAAATGCGCCGGTCGGAAGTTCTGCGAACGCTTCCATGATGATATCGCCCGGCTTGTATTCTCCGGTCAATGCTTGTGCGGTCGCTTCGCCTGCTGCGCCGCCGCCTGCCTGAATGCCCGCTTCGCCTGCGGTTCGCGCCGCCGCACTTAGTTTTCCTGTCGCGCCGCCAAGCAGACGACCTGCTACACCAGCGGTTGCTGCGTCAAACAGACCGATAGCTATGCCGCGTTTCCACGCCTTTTTCTTCGCCTCGTCCATCCAGTCTTGACGTGTCAGGGCGTATGCGTACTTTTGCGTTTCGGTCATGCCGCCTAATTCTTGCGCGTGTTCATTCAGCATTTCTTCCATCGTCGCGGCATATTCCTGCGCGCCTGACGACGCACCGACCGTTCCGATGGTAGCGATTCCGCCCGTTGATAAACCTGCCACTAAACCCAAAGCATTCTGCCCCAGCGATTCCGCCGACGTATTGAGTAACAAGGTTGGATTTTTGACAAGGTAGCGCGCGGCTCCTGCCAACGTTTTCTGTTCGGCAAGTCCGCGCTGCTGGTTCTGAAGTGTCGCGTCAGGCGCGTATCGGTCAATATCTCGCTGTAATTTCGCTTGGGAATGGGCGATATCCAATTCGCGGTTGTAATACACGCCATTTGCTTTTGCTGCTGCTTCGCGTTGGCGGTTAAGCCCAAATGCGTCTGAACGCATGAACATACCGTTAAAGTTCTTTTCGGCGGTTAGCCAGCCACGCTTCAGGGATTTGCCGATATCTGTGAAAAATCCATCTTCGGGCGCGGCGCGTAATACGCCTGCTTTGCGCTCGATTTCTGAAAGTTCGCCGATGTCGTCGTGTGACAGGTCGGAAAATTTCTGATCCGAAAGACGTTGCGGAAGAATGGAAAGCCCGCCAACTTGCGCTTCGATTTCGTTCAGCTTCATGCGGGTATTTGCCGTCTGCGGCATTTCTTTTATCACGCCGACCGGTACATTCAGTTTTGCCGCCTTGCGGTTGATTTCGGCTACTTCGTCAGGGTTCACGCCCAAGCTATTGAGTAGTGTGGCGCGTCGTTTTTGAATGTCGTTTGTATCTGCCATAATTAATATCTCACGGAAATTGTTTTGTCGTCGGGGGAGATTTCCAAAATTGATTTCTTGGTGTCGCCAAACCACCCTCGCTCTGTTACAACGGTAGTTGCGGCAAGCTTGCGAATAATTGCCACCATCTCATCTTCACTCATTGGTCGTCCAATCCGTTTTTTTTCTTCTTCAATAGCGCGGTCGATGTTGTATCGGATAATGGCAATTTGTCGTTTCTGTTCATTTGACTTACCTGTCTTATCGGGGTCAATATCAAACTCTTGGCGCAATGTTTCATTGAATCGCAGGTTCGATAATTTGGCGTGTTGAATGCCCTTCTTCTCGATACTTTGTTTCTTTTTTAGGAGCGATTCTGTCCATGACCTGCCCAATTTGGGGCGTAAAGCGATAATGCTGTCCTCGCTCATTTTGCTTAATACGTCTGGATTCTGCATTATCAGGTAGTCGTCAACGTACCTGTCCTGTAATTCTTTCTCATTGCTGGTTTTGATGGATTGCCCAAATGCTGTGAATTTCCGTCTTTCTTCAGGGGTAAGGGCTGCCCACGCGCTGCGCGGAACGGATTGAACATTCCCGCCGTTGGTTTCAATAATCCCCGCGATGGCGTTGTCGCGTTGGTTTTTTCGCTGCTCTTCAGCTTCCTTATAAGCAGAGATTTGACGGTTGATATTCGCGCGGACGCTCGCCTGCTGGTTCTTCGGAAGTTGGCGGATTGCCTTTTCCATCGCCACAGGGTCGCCTGTCGGAATGCTGACGTAACTTGTGCCGCCGCCGATGTCTTTACCCACTTTCATTGCGCGCGCCGCCCAGTCCAAAACCTGCTGCGCGGTCTTGCCTGATAAAACCGTTTTGTTTGCGTTGATGGATTGCGCCGAAATGAAAGACGATACAGGTTGATTCGGGTCGGCTCGCAACAGCTTCGGTCCTTCTCCACTGCCCAAAAAGTGCATGACGTAGAGGTTCCGAATATTGACAGGGAATCCGTGTTTTTTGAGTAGGGCGGCGTTTTCTTCAACGTAGCGGGTTGTCATTTCGCGGGAAAGCGCGGGGTCTCGCTTCAGGGCTTTAAGCTGCGCGTTAGTTTTGCCATTGGCGATGTCGGGCCGGTATTTCCGTACCATATGGAACCAAGTCGAATCTATGAACTGCCCCAATCCTTCAGCCGTGCTTTTTTTGTTTTTGATGTTTGGGTCGTTTCCTGATTCATAACCGATGATGCGGCTTACGGTATCTTGAACTGGATTTCCTGTCTGCGCCTGCGCGGAATTGATATTGACAGGTATGCGGATTGTGTCGCCCGGCTTGAAGTTGGCGGTAGCGTCCTCGATGATTTGGTCTTGGTATGCCTGCTCGATTTTTTGGCGCGCTTTGACAACGGTTTCGCCGTGCGCAAATGCGCCGTATTGGATGGCAAGGCGGCGGGCTTCGGCATAGTCGCCTTTGTCGATTTTGTCGTCGATTACCTGACTGATTGCCTTATCCGAAGCGTCCATGACTTTCTTTTGCATGGTTTCGCTATCCCAGCCATACAGGTCTTGAAGTCCTCTTGCCGCTGAAATGGCGCGGTCGATGGCTGCGTCCCGTTCTTCGTCCGTCGTGGAAAGTGAAAATGAATTGGCGGCTAATTCGATTTGCGTGTTGAGCGAGGTGTCTTTCCATTTTCGCCCCTCTGCTAGTAAATGTTCGCCGGTCTTATTGCGCAAAGTTTGGCGGATGCCGTCAAGGCGCTGGGTAAACAATGCTTTTTGCACGTCGTTTTTCAGCGTGTCTTTAATCGCGTTGGCGTGTTCCATCAAGTAGCCGTCGTATTCATCGACCAATGATTGACCGTTCGGGCGGTTTAGCGCGTTCTCGCCGCGCAAATTTTCATAGCCGTTATTGGGATTGACGCGCAAATCCTGCTCGAATGCCTTTACTTGCGCCAAGGCGTTATCGGTCGCAAGCTCATTCATTTCCGCAAGCATTTTCATTTGAGCGTTTACAGCCTCTTGCCCTGCTGAAAATGCCTGATTGCCTGCGCGCGTTACCTCTACGCCAACATCGGGAAGATTTGGCGCGGCAAAGTTTGCTGACGGCGCATTTGCTACGCCGACGCTAAATTCGTTTGATGTCGGTACTCTCATTATTTCCACCCGTTATTCATAGCGTACAGTCCATAAATCGGATCGTCGGATTTTGGTTTGCTTTGGAACGCGCCCTGTTTCTTCAGGGTGTACCAGTTTTGCGCAACCTGACTGGCTCCTGTGAGCATGGTGTTATGCGTTGCAAGCAGCGGTGAAACCCCTGCTTTCTGCGCCCGCGCAAATAATGCTTGGTTTTGGTGCTGAACGCCTTGCAATCGATAACCCCACGCCTCAGCAACAGCGTTTTGTTCGATTTGGTTTTTATCGACCTCTTTCATAAATTCGGTATCTGCCAAAAGCTCCACGGCGTTTTCGCTGGATAAGTCCACGCCGTTCGCCGCCAGTGCTACACGCTGGGAACTTTTCAGACGACCTGATTTGATTCCAAGTGCAGCTATCTGTTTATCGCGTTGCAAGAAAACGTTTTGCGCTTGTCGTTCGCTGTTTTTGGCATTCATTTCCGCCATGAACGCTTGAAGCTCCGCATTTCTGCGGATGGAACGGGCGGAATAAAACGCGCCCGCGACTTGACCGATTACCCCGATTCCCTGTGTAGCGAGACCGGCATAATCGCCGAATTTATTCCAATCAATAGAAGAAGAACTCATGATTAAACCTCCTGAATTTAGGAATTTAACCATGAGTTCTTTGCTTTATATGCAGGCTTCAACCTACGGAAAATTCAGCGGCCGCCGACAAAACAGTTATCGGTAATGGGTTTTCCTGCTTGACTTGCATTAATCCGTCATCGTCCCATTGCCCGCCGATGTTGATTTCAATTATGCCGGTCTTTGGTCGGGTTGGATGGCTGAATACCTCTGTCGTCCGTTGTTTGTATTCATACATCTTGCCGCCGTAAATACCCGCAAGAACCGCAACAGATTCATACACCCGCAACCAAACCTTATTCAGACTCTTTGTGCGCCCCTGCCCCATTGCTGCATCAACCTGAAAGGCAAGCGGAAGAGTGGTTATAGACGCCTCTATCGGTAAGCCGACGCTGATAACTGACGCTTTGATTCCGTCCGGTAAGTGAATCGTGCCGTTTGATACGACTGTTTTTGGCATGACGTTTCCGTCGGCTAGAACACAAACCGTCTTACCCTCCAAAAGCCCAAGATTGCTTACTGTGCTTATGGGATTCCCGCGATAAGTCAAACCGCCGTCCATGAAGTAGTAGTCTTTCTGGGAAGTGAATTTTCTCGGCTTCATGCGCTCGACGTATCGTAAATCTCTGCCGTTTACATGGCGACGGACAATGGCATAAAGCACATCATCTTCGCCTTCTGTGACTGACGTTACACTTTCAAAATGACCGTCTGTGTCGTGCTTGTGCCATGCTCCGATACTTTGTTCGGGTAGGTATGTCAGCCCCAAAAGCGTTCCGTCTGACGACACGCACCAAACAATCGGGAACGGCGATTTTTGCAGGCACATATCGACGATTTTTTTGTTGTCGAATAAGTGGCTTGAGCGTATGGAAATATCTCCTGTGATGTAGCCGTTTGCCTGCCAGTTGTAGGCAAGTTCACGAATATGACCGCCCCGTGCGGCCGCGTAAATCAGCGAGTTATTGGCGATTATCGGCTGAACCATAGACGACCCGATGTAGGACTGGGGCGATACTGAAATTGACGATGGCGTCAGGTAGTCAGTGTTCAAGGTGTTTACGTTCCATTCCGCGCTGCCCGTCATCAAAATCATTTTGTTCAGCGGGATAATGTGCTGAATCATGCTCGCCTCACGCGAAGCCAGTTTGAAAGAGATTCGGTCGTCGTCCTTAATTGGTAAGGAATAGCTTAGGTTGCTTTCCGTCCCTGTCTTCGTCATCCATACTTGCAGCGGTTTTTCTCTAGTGCCGGCAAATGCGCGCCGTTGCTGGAAGTATGAAACAGCAGACGGAAAAGAAGACTGGGTTATAACGGCTCGCTCAAATTCAATGTTCTGTGAGATGCTTTCTCCTTTCAGAATCATGCTTGGCTTTTTGTAACCATAACCGCGAGACGTTATTAATACGTCTACCATTTGCCCATCTTTAATAATCGGATTCGCTGTCGCGCCTGCTCCACCCCCCTCCTCATCTCCGATCAGGATTGAGAAGTTTTGAGACAGATTCCATTTAATCGCAGCATGGTAAACATTTCTTGTGTACTCCTCCCACTCGTCAGTAGTGCCTGCTTTTTTCTTGTACACCTTTAGTCTAGGATTGGTGTATCCACTACCAGGACTTAGAACCTCCACACTCTTTAATTTATAGTCAAGAAACGCCAACGACAAGACAGCCCCGCTTCCCGTCTTGTCTTCAAGCTCGATTTTGTAAGTGACGGTTCCTACTGTGGTGTCGATGTAGGTATTAAACGGCGTTCCGGTAAATACTTCTTTGCCGGCACGATTTGTAAACAAGGTTGTATAACTACCCTCACCCTCGATTACCGGCGCAACAATTTTTCCGTAATTTGGGATTGTGATAGGTTTAACGCCAACAAACGAATCTATCCCGCCTTGCAAAAAGATGTTGTCGTAAATTGGTGGCGTTACAGACGTGTCTGCGGCAATATTGTCGTCAATAAAGTGCAGTTCGTTTGTTTGCCCAATATAGCCAAAAATGCCGCTTGTGCGTTTGTAGATTTTGTAACGTCCAGCCCCCTCTACTGGTAGCCATTCGATGTGGTTATGATTGCCTGTGACGTAAACGTTGTTGTTTATCGTGACAATTTCCGAAGTTTCAGACTCGGAATTTAAGCCATCATTACTGACCGCTGTTACGCAATATTGAGTGTTGTAATAGACTTTGTTCGGATTGCCTGCGTCACCGCCTTTATGTGCAGTACCTGTTACCCCCTTGGGCGATCCGATTGCCGCGCCGAAAGTGATGGGCTTAAATTCCCATTGATTTGCAGACAGGCGGCGCAGTTCGCATGGATAATGGTTACGATGAACAAGCGTCATCACGTCGCCTGACTGGACGTAATGCACGTCGAAAATCTCGTTTTCATTGTATGGGCTGGAAATTTCGTAGGGATGCCCTTCGTCATTCAACAACGTCGCTCCGTTGGTGTGGAAACGGAAGTACCCCACGCCCATTTCGATTGCAAAGGATTGGTCGTTTGAAAACTGGAATGGAATCAGACGTGCTTTGGAATAATCGTTACGCGCAACATTCACAAACTCAAATCCCGCCCGATTCTCTGCTGAGCCATCGGGGCGAATAACAAAGTTCCGACACTCTGAAAGCCCGTTCCGATAATACGGGTCTTCAATACGCCCAAACATATTTGGCGAAACTTCGCCGCCGATAAATGACTGTTGTAGAAGACGTGTGTTTGCCATTACTGCCTCGCTAATATTGCTGCTGGTGTAAATTCGATTTGTTGTGAGAATTGCCGCGCGTCGTTATTTTTCGCCTGTGCAATCAGGCTTTGTACTTGTGATTCACACATTGCCGCGTACTGCGCGCCGGTATCGCTCTTTATGATTGCACCTGCCAGCATTGCCGCCAGCTTCCACGATAGGGCAACAGTGAAAACAGGCGTGAATAGATGTGAATTTTGAACGCGCTGCGTGTAGCGAATAATCGCATTTTCAGTGTTTGCCCAAATAATTCTATGCCCGTCTGCGGTCGTCTCGCGGGCGTGATTGATAGATAGACAGTCAACATCATTAGTTGCTGATTCTGGGAATATGCTTATGATTTGCAGACATTCCGTTGGTACGGCATAACAGAACCGCCATTGTTTTGAATTATGTTTCAAAGTGGCGAGCGGTTCGCGCCTCAATGCAAAATCCCATGCGTGGGTCTCTAACAAGGTGTCGCGCGCTATCGGATAGAATCGGGCGCAATACTCTGCTTCGATTGAGTTTTCAGGCGGGTCTATGCTTGATACGTCCGCCGCTTGCCCGATATGGCTTAATGCCAAATTGCAAATATCGATTACTGAAGACATTTTTTCATCCATTAAAAAAGGGCGGTTTCCCGCCCTTGTTCCGTTTCTTTATGCTTCGTCGCTGGATTCCAACAAGGCTTTCAGGGCGGCTTCGCCTGTGTTGCCATGATAGTCAATACCACGTTCATCCAAGAGGGCTTGAAGCTCCTCTTTTGTCAGATTGTCGTATTTACCTCCTGCCGGCTCTTTAATCTGTTCTTGCTGGCTTTCTTGGGTAATTGGTTCAAACCATGATGCAGTCAGACCGTCTTCCGCTTCGAAGATGTCGCCCTCTTCACGGATTTGACCGTAAAAGCCGCGTTTAGTAGCTACTACTTTCATTTTTTAGCACTCCATACCTTACGAGATTCTGGCATTGGCTCGTTGTTTTGCAAGCCGCTGACGATTGCCGCATTGATTTTGCCTGCTGTCATCGAGCCTGTGACGGCATAGTAGGCGCGAATGTAGCGGCGGTGTTTTACAGGCAGGGGCAGAACGTATTGCGCGCCCGCTTTCAGGTCGGTTGCCGCAATGGTTACGCCGGTAATGACGTTCGTGAAGTTCGTGTTGTTTTCAGAATCTTGCAGGGCGATAGTCAGCGAGCCGCCTGTAAATGCTTCGGGGACAGTAAATACGGCGTACAACGGAGATGGCCCATTGCCAAGATTCGGATTTTTCAAACCAAAATCAACAACGTTGGTCGAGGCGGCAGACGTGGTTACGGCTTGTTTGATGGACAGTTCCAATAAAGAATCAATAATCATTTGTTGCTCCTTATTTCACGCGGGCTTCGGTGGACAACAGTGAATCGGTAGCACGAACCGGCACACCCTCGCCGTCGCCAAAATGAGTTACCAACTTGCCGCCAACTTCGCGCTGGGTAATGGTGTGGTTTGCGCTTGCTGCAATTTGAGCGCGCAACACACGGCGCAAATCGCGGTTCATGTAGAACGCCGGACGGCCTTTCAGGTTTGGAACTTGTTCCAAAGCATCAACCATCAAGTCAGGCAGGTTAGGGCCGGTTTTCAGCGTCTTATCCAGTTTTTTTACGTCGATGTTCGCAATGCGCACAACGTAACGCCAGTCGCGGACGCACAAACCGTTTTCCCAAACGTATTTGCTTTCGTGGGCTTCGTAGCGGTTGCCTTCGTCGTCATTGACGGTAACGATACCCATGTCTTTCTTTTGCAAACCTGCTTTTGAGCCTTTCGGGTAAATGCAATGGACGGTATCAACACCCCATACAACCAGCCAAATAGAGGCGTTGTCTGCACCCTCGCCGCCGGCGTCGATGATGTTGCGTCCATTTTCGGCAGACTTGTTTGAGAAGCGCGGCGCGAAACCCATGAAACGTTCAGGATTGATATTACCGTCTTCATACCACAATGTATCAGCCATTTTCTGACCCATTGATTCGATGAACGGGGCTTCTTCGGACATCAGCCACTGGGCTGAGTTGCCATTCAGATTGAGCAATTTTTCATCGACCAAAGCGCGCGCGCCCAGTTCGCCCATCGAATCTTTTACAGAAACGACGGTTGATTTGCTGTTCGGGATACCTTTATACAGACGACGCCATGCGGTATCGGGTAAGCCGCCGCGAACGGTAGTAGTATGCTCGGTAACGCCGTTGGCTTCTACGACGACCATATCTTCCAGTTCGTCATGCTTCTCAGAGAGAATCTCGACGATGTTGTGAATGATTTTGCCGTCTTGGCCCAGGCGGGCGGTAACGTCTGCGAGTGTAGGATGGCGTGAGTTCAAGGTTGCCATGTTTTAACTTCCTTTCTTATGGATTAAGATTTTTGGTGTTTGGGAAAAGTGCGCGGGCGTCGCTGGTTTGCGGCGCACCTGTTGCCGATACGAAACCATCTTCGGAGATGGCTTTGCCGACACGGTAGAACAGGCGGATAACTTCGGGGTTGTTCCCTAGTCGGCTTTCGTTCAGCAATGTTTTCAGTTCAGGTGTAGCGAACTTTTCCATTGCCTTTGCAGCAACCGCCATGTTTTCGTTCAGTTTGTCGCCGCCAAATTCAGCGTCTGCGCGAGAGGCTGCAACCCATTCTGCGCTTGCTTTCTCAACGGCTTTGATTTGTTGTTGCGCTAAATGCGGGGCAATTTTGCCCAAGATGATGTCAGCCTTTTCTTGAGACAATCCCGCCTCTTTGGCGGCTTCGGCATAAAGATTGATGGTTTCTTCGTCAAACTCCATGCCATCGGGGGCTTTGAAGTCGTACTTTTCGGGAACTTCAGATTCGGGGGTTGCTTCTTGTTTACCCTGATCGCCCTCGTTGTTTTCGGGCGGCGGGGTGTCGCCTTGATTACCTGCGGCGCCCAGTAAAGTTTCTTCAGGCTGGTTTTGTGGCTCCGCGCCATTGTCTGCGCCCGGCACTTCGTTCACTTCGCCTGGGTTATCTTCAATGCTCATCTTCACTTTCCTTGGTTAAAATTAGATGGAAATTTTGTGTCTGCTCAATAAGGGTTAGTAAGCGCAACCCCAGATTACGCCGCCCCTCCTTAAATGCTGCGATGGTAGGCGTTTCGCTAAACGTTGACCGCCATACCCCCGCATCTTCAAGCAGGTTTCTAACGATACGTCGTCCGCGCTTATCTGACATCAGCCATTCAAAATCTTCACTTTGTTGCCTGAGTAGCAACTCGTCATTTTTTTTCTTGGCTTCCAGTTCGTCAAAATCAACGTGATTCATTTTATATATTCTGATCCCGATTATATGCAGGGCTTATTCTGATAACCCTTGCGCCTGCGCTAAGGCTTGCGCGATGTTTGCGCCCTGCTCTGCCTGTTGTAACTGACTTGCTGCCGCCTGCTGTTGCGCGCGTTGCTCTCGCATTGCAGATACGTCATCTGGATTTGTCAGTATGCGCGGGTCAATGCCTAGCGAATCGGCGTATATCTCCGCCCACTTATCGCCATTCAGATTGTCCAAAACTTCAGGTTTGATTTGAGCAACGGACGCAATCGCCCCGACAAATCGGTCTATGCTGTTCACGCCTATGGCTCGCTGCGCCTGCGCCAAGATAGAAACCAAAACAACATTGATATCTTGGTCGGCAATGGCGTCAGGCGGCGGCGGTAAAACACCGGCATTAACCATTGCGTTGAAAGTGATTTCAATGAGCGGGTCGATAAGTTCGTTTTGCAGGCGTTCAAGCACAGGGCCTAACATCAACATCTTTTCTTCATGCCGCTCCGCAACCTCTGTGGCGGTCATGTTTTGTGATTGTTGAGACACCATTAAGAACAGGTCGGCATAAAAAGCGGATTGAATCCGTTGTCGAACATCGTTGATATCGGCAAGCAGCGGGTTTAAATCCAAATTGACATTGAACGCCGACCGCACCGACTCGCCTTGTTCATCGCCGTTGTGGTACAGGATTCCGCCCGGCAGGAAGCCCGCCGACTGCCCTTTCATACTCGTCGGCGCAATGATTGGCGGGTTGACGGCATAATCAATCCCGCGCAATTTCATACGCTGATTGAATTGCAACTGTTTGACATCGCCTAATGCGGTCATGGCTGGACTGTTGCCATAGACGTTGTTGTCACTGATATCCCATCTTGGGCAGACTGCGGGAAATTGCAGAAAGCCGGATTCACGAAGAACCTTTCCATCCTCTGCTCCAACTTCGAGATATACCGACTTATACGGCATATTCTTCGAGTCTTTTCGATTCAGGTCTCGTTCTCGGCGCGGTTCGATTGCATGAATGATTTTGACTTTTTGGTCGTACTTCTTGTTTTCATACATATTACGGGTTGATTCGCTGACGTTTTCAATGCCAAATTCTTCAACAGTTTCGCCAACGCTTTTTTCAAACTCTCGGTAAATCGTATCGACCTCGCCTCGCCAGTTTGTCGCAACCGCATATTCGCCGATTGTCAGCGGGTAACATCTGATTACGTCTTGATAGTCCGGCAAGATAATACAAGCCGCTGTTCCAAATGCCGCTAGTTCCTGATACATAGAGTGAAGCGAGCCATATATATTGCTACGCTGGAATACCGACAACATCATGTTTTCGACTTTAGCCAGCCACTCTTTGACCTCGTGATATTGATTCATTTCGTCATCGTGCATGGCTAATTTGAACCACGGTCGGGACGGCGATGTTAAGCCGCCCATCAGTCCTGCCGATAAAATATCAAGGGCGCGGATTGGGGTGTTGTCGTAAATCTTGTTGTGCTTCTTCCCGCCGCTATTGGAGTCGCCGTCAAGGAATCGCCCATTTCTCGGTAATATGTTTTCCGAGATTTCCCGCCAATGGTCCATCCAAGACGAACGCTCTGTCTTTAAAGATTCCCATCGGCGGTAAATATTTCTGCGTTGGTCTTCCATTCTTAAGCGCCCAGTAATGTTTGCTTACCAAGTTTCAGGCTGTTTGGGGCAATGCCTCCCACTCCTGTGAGCATGGTTGAGCCAGTGCCTGCTGCGTCTTGCTGTTGCTTGCTTAAAACAGACTGCGCGTCAGTTTGTTTTTGATTGGCGCGGTTGGTGTCAATATCAGCCTGCGCTTGAGCTTTTTTGGCATTTTCTTTTGCCTGATATGCCGAATTGCGGTTTGCCGCATCTTGTTTGTTTCCCTGATAAATCGAGGCGCCGACGCCTGCTGCGCTGACAATGAGTGTGGCGATTGGTATGGCTGCTGGCATAATTACAAACCTTTCTGAAATATGATTTCTTCTCGTTGGAATTTGAGTCGTTCCAGTAATTTTGCGAAATTGCTGTCTGGCTTCGCGTGATACAGGACTTTTTTTGCACCCGCTGCCTTTGCCGCCAGCTCAAATTCGCGCATCAGTTTCAAACCTGATCGCCCTGTCCGATGTGCAGGATGAATGAAAAGCAGGTCATGTTGTGCGATTAATTGATCGTAATGCGGATGGCGAGATAGGAAGCCTGAAACATATCCGACAATCTCGCCGTCTGACACGGCGGCAAAAGCTATAATCAGGTTCTGCGCCTCCAATGTTTGATAGGTTTGGATGTCTAGTTCAGGCGGTCTGTCGGAAAATTCCGATTCCGTTTCGCGCCAATGCAACGCCGACAGCTTGCGCGTTTCGTCAAAATGTTCGGATATTTTTACCGGCACGATTTCAATCAT